AGGCGCAAGAATCCAAAAAGAACAGCGAGACCCAGCCAGAGTCGCAGCAGTCCAATCCCCGCCAAAGCCGCTTGCACGGGCACTTGCGCTGTATGTGTAAACTTCCCCGCGCCCTTCAGTAATATCGTTCCAGCCACCCGTTCCGGTGCCGTCGGCAATAAAATCTAGGCTCCAAACGTAGTAAACACCCGTTGACTGAATCACACCCCATTTGCTGGTGAACTCTTCATCAGTGTTGCTACTGCCAGTGTTTGTCGTTGCAAAACCGGTCGTGACCGGATCATTGCCGCGACTCTGCTCTTCTGTCGTGCCGTATGCCAACTGCATAAACTCGGCATAAGTCGGGCAGCGTTTGCCGTATGCGCCCAGAATCTCCTGCGCTTCAAACCACGTAAACGACCCGTAAGTCGTGGTCCCGTCGCCGCCCAAACACATCGGGAATGATGGGGTAATCAGCGTTGCCATTGGCAATCGTTTTGTCGTTTGCGCTTGTACCATTCGTGTCGGGATCGGTGTTCAGCAAATAAATATCGGACCAGAAGTGATCGGAAACAAGCGTCATGCCTCGCGGGTCGTCGCAAGATGGGCGAAACTTCAAGTCCCAGAATGAGTACTCGTTGATCTGCGCTGTCGTATTGCCACCAGCCTGCGCTGCGGCATTACCGCCTGGCGCGTAGTGAAAACCGCCGATGAGCCTTCCGTTTGCTGTCGGCGCGACGGTAAAGCTAGCGTCAGCTTCAAGAGTTCCGTCAGGCGCACACCAGATCGCATAATCGGTGCCAGCGGTAAGCGTCGGCATCGTGATGCTGGTGCCCGAAGCAAGCCGAACAAAAGCGCCATTGACCTCCAGCGTGATGCCCGTTGCAGTTTCGGCAGTGCCTGCGCCCGTCTTTGTCCATGCAACTGCTCGCGGCGTGTCTTTTGCAAAAACAGAGTTTGCCGGAGCAAGCAAAGCTTTCCAATTCGTATCCGGCGGTTCCTGCGTATTGCTATCCGCTAGCGAGATATAGAAAAGCCCGTCGGTATAAAGAACCACATCCCCCGACGCATATGTGCCCGCTGACCAGTCGCCCTGGTACGCATTGAACGTGACCAGCGCCCCTGCCAGCGCGTTGTTGATTGCGCCAATAGTCGTATTGGTCTCGCTGACTAGCGTCGGCAAAGATGCGACGAACGTATCGGCTGTGGTCGCAAATGCTTCCGGCGTTTGCGTGCGCTGTGGCGCTGGCGGCAGAGTTGAAATTGTCGGAACGGTCATAGTCCTTCTACCTCCAATAGGCACTCGCTGTTTCGCGCATCGACCAGCAATACTTGGAAGTCACGCGGAAAGCCGTAGATGATTGTTTCTTCATGCAGAAATCCAGATAGCATTGCGCTGGCTTCATCTGCGCCAACGTAAACGGTCGGCTTAGCGCGACGATCGGCAATTGCACGCTTGAGAACCGCGACATTCTGCGTCGGCACAAAGATTGTGTATTCCGCTTTGTTGATAAAGCGTCGCTCTACAATCGTAAAATTGCCGAACGTATCGCGCTCTTTTGTGCTGAAATCCTCGATGCCGATCGTCGTTCCGTAAACGGTTGTTCCAAGAGATTGCTTGCGCCCAACCACCAGCAATCCAACCTCGGCAACAGCGCCTGTTCTTTCGACACGGACCACCATGCGCCCACCGAAAGTTGTCGGCAATTGCAGGTCGATCAAATCGCGGCGCGGATTGCCGAAGTTATCAGCGCCAAAAAAATACTCCCACCAGTTCGACTCGTTCAACTGGATTGAAATGGCTAATTCGGCATCGTAAACAAGATTGTCGTCTTCGTCGTAGCGGTCGATCAGAATGCGAGCGCCCAGCACGTTAAACAGCGCTAAGCCGTTGACGATCTCGTATTGATCGAAACCGAGTTCTACTTCAATAACATCGCTGTTTGTCGTCGCTGTATCGACGCCGCCGTCGAACATGCGCCAGCGGTTGGTTGCACCGAGGTCCAGCCATTGCGTTGGGCTGCTGGTCGGGTCGTTGCCTGTGTTGGCGTTGACCAGGCTTTCGTATCGCCGCTGAGTCTGACCCAGCACGCTGACGATATCGCCTTCCGCGTAAGTCGTGCCCGAAGCCCAAACACCCTCACCGGCGTCTGTAGCGGCCACGTTGCTATCGATCAGGACGGCATCCGGATCAGTCAGGTCATTGGGCGGTACTGCGGTCGGTCTGATAATAATCATGTGCGCTCCGCAGGTAGCCCGTCCGCATCCCAAATTGTGAGTGTATCACTGGTTCGGCGGGTGTTGCGCTCGATCTTGTACTGCGTGCGGGCAAGCTCTGAGCGCAGCCCGCGAATTTCGGAGCGGATCGACTCCATGGATTCTGCTGAGCCGCTTCCGCCGATCGCGCTCATGAGATCGCGGTTGCTAAGAATCCGACTCGGCCCGGTGGCTTCCAGTTCCGGCCCGCGCTCACCGACCAGCCGCAGTCCGCCCATGTGCATACCGCCGTCGGCAAAGGAAGGAGTCCCTCCGGCGGCAGTGATTCGCTGGCGCAGTTTGTCCATGCTACGCGCTCTAGCGGCTCCCGTGTTAAATCTTCCGCCTGCAAACTCTTGAAGAAATATTTGTTCATCCGCTCTGTATCGGTCATTGTCGCCGATATGCACAGGCCCGCGTGCCAGCAATTGGCCCGCTCGCTGCAAGTCGCTCAGATCAATACCAGACGCTTCCGGCGCACTCGCAATCGGTGCGCCAGCCGGTGGTCCTCGCGAAATCAGGCTTGCCAGGCTGGATTGCGCGGACGACAGGCTACCGCGAGCGCTCGCCAGTCCGCCGATAGCGGCAGTCAGCCCGCGCATGGCTTCTTCAACCGATTTGACGCTGTTGTCGATGCCGAACGCCGCATCCACCTGCCGCTGTGCAGCTTCGAGTTGCTGGCGTCCGAGGTCGATCTGCTGGTCAATCTTGGCAATCTGCTCCGCTGCGAGTTGTTCTTCGACCGACAGCGATTGCTCGGCGTCTGCCTTGATCGCCTCCAACGTGTTCTGCGTCTTGACGAACTCTCTGGCGTAGTCTTGGAAGGTCGCAAACAGGCTTTCACTCGGCGACGCCACCACGTCCAGAGCCTGGCGCAGCGTGTCCTCGTCCACCGCATTGATGCCGGACGCCAGCACGACATCAAGCACCGCTTTCGCCATGGCCCGTTCGGCAAATGGCGACATTGCGCTGCCAAGATTCGACCGCATCCGCTCCAGTGCCGAGTCGAGCATGTCGATCCGGGTGGTGAACTGCTGATCGAGCTCGCTCTGGCGGTCCTCGATCTCGCGCCGCTGATCCAGCAGGTCGGCTTCCTGCGCTTCGACCGCACGACGCACCGCATCGAAAGCCCGCGTCACGCGCTGTTCGGCCTGGGACACCTTGTCCTGAGCCGCCGCCACACGCTCCTGCGCGTCCTCGACAGCGTAGATGTACCGTAGGATGCCGCGGTTGGCTTCCTCTGTCTGCGCCAGCTCTCGACGCCGCAGCGACGCCGTGTCACCGATCAGTCGGAACGCCCGTTCTTCTAGCGAGCGCCGCTCACGGGTGATCCGGATTTCATCTTCCAGCGCATACACGCGCTCTTGGATTTCCCTGTTGGCGGGTGAGAGTTTTTCCAGTTCGCGCTGGCGTTGCACCGTCAAATCTTGTAGCCCGTCGATGCTGGCAAGCTGCACGCGCAGCTCTTCCTCACGCGCTAGGATTTGATCGCGCTGTGCTTTTTCCTCACGACGCTTGCGAGACCCGCCGAACAGACCGCCCAGCAGCGCAAAAGCCCCGATACCGAGCGCGAAAGGAGCAGCCGCAGCCAGACCAGACATCAGTCCACCGCTGGCGGCAGCCGTGCCAGCGCCAGCGACCGAGGTCGCGCCACCGAACAGCGGGATGCTCGGTGCGGCAAACGCGGATGCAGCCGGTGCCGCCGCCGCAGCCGGTGCGCCGAAGCCCAGCAGATTCTTCAGTCCTTCACCAGCGACCGATCCAAGCACCTGGCCGCCGATGGAGCTGCCACCGGTGCCGCCACCCAGCACATTGCCCAGCGCCTTGCCGATCTGCGCTTTGGCAAACTCGGTGATGATCTCCGCTACGAGCCGCTTCGTGATGCCCAGCACCGCGTCGGCGAAGCTGTCAAAGTCGTCCATGCCATTGACGAGAAAGTCGGTGAAGGCCGACTCCAGCGATGACATGGCGGAACCCCAAGCGTCGGAGAACGGATCAGCCTGGGCGGTGGCCTCGTTAAAGCGATCCTTCAACTGCCCGAGGATGGCGTCGAACTCGCCTTGGTTGATAACGCCCGCTTCAAGTGCGGTTGTAATCGTCTGGATGCTTTCGGCGTACTCTTGCGCCTCGGGACTGATCTGTTGCAGCGAGACGCGGAGCGCATCGAGGTCGCTGGCTACCTGCTGCTCGCGGGTGCGTTGTTCCCGGATGCGTGACTGTGCGTCCAACTGCTGCTGTGTGGCGATCAGATTGGCGCGGATCGCCTCGGTCTGCTTGCCGATGTCCTCGGCACCAGCCGCAGCCAGTGCATTGACCTGCTCCTGGACGATGGCGTTGATCCGCTGCTCATTGGAGAGCTGACGGTAGGCTTCTTCCGACTCGCGCAACGCGGCGGTCAGCGCCTCCTGGTTGCGGAACTCTTGGTAGGACTCCTGCATCATGCGGGTGACTTGCTCGCGCACCTTGGCCAGTTCTTTCTCGGCGTCCGTCAGCTCAGTGATTGCTACCGCCGCTTGTTCAGTGCGCCCGGTGTGCTGGTTCATGGCATTGTTCAGCCGTTCCAGTTCCACTTCCTGACGCTCGATTTCGACAGTCAGCGCAGCTTGTCGGCGCGTCTCTTCTTCGATGCGTTCTGCCCGCGCCTCGCGCCCGAGGCCACCGCCGCGAATGCGCTGGCTCTGCATCTGCTCCAGCCGCTGTTCGGACGCCTCGATCTCGGCCCGCAGTTGCTCAATTGCGCTGGTGCGTCGCTGGATTGCAGCAGGTAGCGCAACGCTCAGGTATTCCTTTTCGGCTTCGGTCAGGTTGCCAATCTTGCCGATTAGTTCATCCAGCGATCCTGCATATTCGCTGGTTGCTTCCGTGGCGCTATCCGCCGCGCCTTTGAACATCGTTAGCAAAGTTACTACACCGAAAATCAAGCCAGCCGGTCCGCCCAGCAGCGTCAGCCCGCGAGACAGCAGCGTTGCACCCGCCGCCGCACCACGCATACCGATTGCCAGTTGCCCGAGCGCCACCGCACCACGGCTTGCCCAGCCGACAAGATTCATCGCCACCAGCAGGCCGATGATCCGCACCAGATTGCCGATGATTTCGGTATTGTCCGCAGCGATCCGCAACAGATCGGTCAGCAGCCGAACGAACGCGGTCATCTCCGGGAGTAGCGCAGTACCGACTCCTGCACCCAGTTCAAACATCTGCGTCTGGAACCGCCCGATCTCGGCAGCCAGGCTGCCCGCTGCATCTTGTGCGCCTTGCCCGAACGCCTCGCGCATTTCAACAGCCAGCTTCGGCAGCAGGTCCTCGGCCAGAACCTCGCCTTGTTCCAGCATTTTGTTGAGTTCTTGGGTGGTGACACCCATGGCCCTTGCGGCCATGTTGAACGCGCCAGGAATGCGCTCGCCGAGCTGCCCGCGCAGTTCTTCTGCCTGCACGTTGCCCTTGCTGATCATCTGCTGAAGCGCGTTCAGAGCGCCTTCAGTCTGCTCTGACGACAACCCCAGTGCCCGAGACGCTTCCGCCACACCGATAAACACATCGCGGGCGGCTTGGCCTTCCAATGCCGTGCCTTTTGCGGCTGCGGCAAACTGCCCGAACTGCTTGCCGACCACTTGGAGATTGAAGCCCAGCCGGTCGGCTTCTTCGCGGAGAAATTGCATTTCCGCAGCAGCACCTGCACTGGAACCCGTGGCGACCTTCAGCACGTTTTCCATCGCCTGCATTTGCATCGTCATCTGCGCCATTTCGCGCACAATGAGCGCAACGCCAAGCGACGCAAACGCATTGCGAAGCACATCCAGCTCGCTACCGAGTTTTGCGGATGTGCGAGTTGCTTTGTCGCCAGTGCCGACGAACCGGCCCAGCGAATCACGCGCCTTGCCAGTTGAGCGATTTAGACCGTCTGCGCTGTCCGATGCACGGTCGGTCGTCGGGATGAATCGGCCCAGCTTGTCTCGCGCCCTCCCTGCGGCCTTCGCCATTCCGTCGATGTCTTTGGCTGCTTTGACAAT